CAGGCTCAGACATTCCCTTGTCTTCAGAAAGTCCGAGTTTATCGTTCCAAACGTCCAGCGGCGTCTTCCACGGATTCAGCCCTAGAACCGCTGCAACGTCCGATCCGCCGATACCTGTACGCCGTCCCTCTAACCAGGCGGCTCTTTGTTCGTTAGTCATTTTCTACTCCAATAAATAAGGCAGAGAAGGGACCCTGTTGTGGAGGCAACTTTCTCTGCCTTTTAGGTTTTACTTTTTTCGCGTAGTAATACTCTTTGCACTTCTTTTTAATTTCTTGTTGATGCTCGAGGTAGTAGAGGCGCCTTCTCTCTCTCTTAGTGAGTTTTAATGCCATTCGTTTTCCTCCAGATATTCGTCGAATATCGGTTCAATCTCTGGATGTCGTTCATCCTCACCAGCCTCAGCCAGTTGATTGATGTGCTCGTCGCAGTATCGCGGGATGTACTCCTCAAAAAATCTTTCAAGGAGCCGTTCATATTCAGCTTCACGCTTTTCTTCTTGCCAGCTCAGGTGCCAAAGGTCACCAGGACCAGGGCACGTTCTCGGAGTTACATGCATAGCAGCCACCTCTGAAAGGCATCGGCGCTCAGGACTACGGTCAACGTGCCGAAAAACAGGATGAAGGCGATCAGAGCGCAGAGGAAACATGCGAGATCGTCCTCTAACAGATCATCAAATTTTTTATTCATGGCAACCTCCAAAAGAAAAGCCCCCGAAAGCGCATCAAGGAGTCCGCGCTAACGAGGGCCAGGAGAGAGAAAGTTAATTTTTAACGTCTGGGTACATGTCGCGGTCAATCGTTTGCCACACCAGATCAGAAATTAAATTCGACGCATACTCTTTAAAGAGAGCTTTGACTTCCTTCTGAGCTTCAGCAGTCGAAACAACGTGAGCCAGGTCAAGCGTTATCTCTTTCTTTCCAGAAAGCAGGGCTGAGACCACAGCGCGCTCGGCATACTTAAGAGCATCAGTGAGACAGATTGCAGAGCCGCGCTCCTTCAAAATGTCCTCAACAGCAACATCAAAAATCTGTTTTTGTTCATCTACTAGCAGGTCCATTCTTTCTCTCCTTTAAAGCTATGTAAAAAAGACCGCATTCAGAAACCTCCTCTCTGCGGTTGTAATAGCGGTTCAAGAGCCCTGTTAGGGTTAAAGAAAACAGGAGGAGGTTTGTGGATGAGTTGTACGAAAACTCCGTCTTATAATTGAGTTGGACGGACTGGATCAGGCTGACCCTAGTGATCGGTCCCAGACGGAATGCAGTGTGTAAACACTGAAAAATGCGTCCCAGTGGCGGGCGCCGGAAACTGTCCTAGCGGCAGGCCGGCGCTTTTGATTTACTCCAGGCTAAGTATTCCTCAAACGTGACAAAGCTTGAAGAGAACTTTATGGCTTGCTCAATCAAATCAAGTTTGGTATCGCAATATGTATCGAGCGGCCTACCAAGCTTGAACCCGCTGAGTATTAAGCCGTCGGCACTAAAGTCTCCGTTTTTATTCAAAGCATCTATGACGAAATCAATAAATTCCTGAGCTTGAGGGCTTGCCGGGAAAAGGCGCTTGAGCGTTTCGTCCGGCAAGATTCTCTCTGCGAATTTAGTGCTGTTGAACTCGCCACAAATGCCTACAAATAGAACATCCTCTCCGCAAGTTACAGGAGTGAATAGAACAGGAATCCAGCGAGCCTGATACTTCGGAAGACTGGGGAAAGGTATTTTCATAGGATTTTCAGCAATACCGTCTCAGGTAGTTGTAGATTTCATCAACTTCCCAGCCGCGGCCGAACTCGCAGGCATAATCCCAAGAGTTCCCATAGTCGAACTCATTTCGTTTGGCCAACTCGTCACAGTAGGCCTTGGCAGCTCTTTTCTGCTCCAGTAATTCGAGCCGTTGTTTCTTCGTTAATTTCTTTGGTTTTTCCATGGTTATCTCCTGGTGAGCCGACCTGTCAGCTCGGTCTGTAGGGCTTCAAATCTTGCAAAAATGACCTCTAGCTCAATGAGCGCCCGTCTTTTTGTCCGGAAACTCAGACCGAAAACGTTTGCCAATAACAAATCGTTTACCTTGTCTTGTTCTTTCATAAAGAATCCGGAAAAGCGCCAGTCATTAGGCTTCGGTCTAATTAAGCTGATGATGTTTTGACCCTTGTAGTAAATCTCATAAACTCTAGGGACGACGCGCTTAACTTTTAAAAGCATTTTTTCTCTCCTGTAAAAACAGAAGCGCCCTCCAGTGTGTGCTAGATGTATCCAAAGGAGAAGTTGCCGGAAAGCGCTTTTGTTTGTGAACTGCTTTTTGTCGGCCCCTACTCGTACCTGACGACTTTAACGTCACAATCCTTTCAGCATTCCTCGCCGTGCCGTCGCTTTCGCTAGACATCTCGGGCCAATTCACTGGCCGCCCGGTTGAGTTCATAGCCTTTCGGTTTACTCGGCCTTAGAACCCTTTTCCTTCCTGACAAGCTTCAGAAGGATTTTTAAAGAACGTTTGCTTGGTGAGGAAAGAATAACATAATGTTATGTTAAAACGCAAGCAAAACGTTATGCAATAAATAACATTAAGTTAGGTATTTGTGCCGATTTGTTTCTTGTACGCAACAAAAAAGCCGCTTATAGCGGCTTGGAGTAAGAGATAAAAAGACTATTTCTCTAATTTTTTTCGATATTTCATGAAGTCTGACATGACCGTGTATGTCTGAGACTCTATAACCGAGCTTACTATCCCGTACTTATCTGGAGCGTATTTGAAGTTCTTATCGACTAGCTCAAGAACTCTCTGATAATTGTCTCGGCACTTTTCTTGAGCCATTTTTGTTAGGTACATAATGTCGATTTTCCCGTCTTCAAGGTTTTCGTAGTGGGCACGGAGACAAATGTTCAGGGCAAAATAGGCTAAAGCAGCTTCCTCGTCTTTGCTAAGTTTCTTGGGTAGAGGTTTTGGTGCGGGCTGATCTGGCGGGTTTTCAAAGACCCTAGGATCTTCTCCGGCTCCTCTATCGGTATGAACGACATCCTTTTCAATTATGTCTTTGTATTCCCGGCTCACCCTTTCATACCAGTCTTCAATGCAGAATTTAGACGTGCATGCTTCTCTCTCCTGCCAATTCTTTTTTACTAGTGCCTTAAATTCTTTGCTGTTACCTGTTTTCTTCTTTGCGAGTTGGTAAATTTTGCCCAATCGCTCATCCTCAATCGACAAAATAGGGTCGCTACAAATCATTTTTTCCGGCCAGCTTCTTGCTTTGCTGCAATCAAAACTAGCACCGTATGAATTGACGGCGGAGAGAAGCAGTAACGGGAGTAAAAGTATTTTTTTCATTGTCCTTGCCCTTCAAAAATAGCTCTGAAATCGGTTTTGGTTAGACAAATGTCCCGTGCCAAACATAGACAACGCGACCAACGATTTCTAACTGTTCCGATCCGTCTAGTTCTTCACTTAGTTTCACTGTGGGATTGTCGGAGGAAATGACGACCGCTCCCTTCAAATTCTTATTAACTCGTTTAATGAACAGAGTGTCGTATGAGCGCAGGACATAGATCCCATCATAGAGATCCTTCACGCCTTCATCGATCAAAACCTTATCACCTGGTGCAATCGTCGGCAGCATAGAATCTCCGTGGCCAGTGAGAACTTTCAGATTCATGGGATTAGAAGGGTTGAGGCGGCGGACAAAATCAGGCGCCAAGGTCAGGCCGCCGATAATAACATCCTGTTCCAGGACGCTAGGGTCATCACCCATTGTTCCGGTGTTAGCTAACTCCGGTACGCGCACGCCGTCCGCAGGCTTATCAATTGAATCAATGAGCATTCCCGTGTGGTCGGTGTCCATCCAGCCGCGGCCTAGTTTCAGCTTAGATTCAATGTCACGGGCCAACTTGTCTCCCATCAAATACGGCTTACCCGTACTGCTGCGTACCGATTGAGCGCGGATAAAAGACAAGGATGGATCATTCCTTCTGCGTCCCAGCTTTTCGTTTAGGGCCGGTATTGTCCCTTCTTCCTCAATCAGCAGTTCGAGATTCTCTCGGCGGATTTCACTTACAGGTCTCATAGTTTTTCTCCTTAAGCACATTAAACAACATTTTGTTAATTTGACATAACTAAATGTTATGCGTAATATCAAAACAAAACGTTATGTGTAGGTAGCAATGAAACTCAAACACTATTTTGAAAAACATCCTGAGATTTCTCAGAAGCAGTTGGCGGAAAAACTAGGTGTTACACCTGAGTTTGTAAGCATGCTGGTTGCTGGCAAACGTACCGGATCAATCGAGAAGTGCATTTTGATTGAAGAGCTAACAAACGGTGAGGTCACAGTTGAAGACCTCAGGCCTCAGAACTCTTGGAGCAAAATGCGCAACAACCTTTTGCGCCGAATGATCAATCAGTAGGTGAGATCATGTCCTGGCAAGATTCAGACGCAGTGCGGAAACTTTTTGTCGGTAATTCGGCGGCAAAAAGCGTACTGCGCTGCCTGGCTGATTTCAAAAATGAAAAAACGGGGAAGTGCAACCCAAGCACCGACACGATAGCCAAAGAGACCGAGCTAAACAGAAAAACTGTTTATAAGGCCATCAATTACTTAGAAGAAAAAGGGTTTATCCGTAGGGAGCGGACTGTTCTCAACTCCTCAAATAATTACTTTCTGAATCTTGTTGCAAGTGCTGGTACTCCCATAAACGGTAGTACCAAATATGGAACTAGTCCCAAAAACGGACATTCCGTAGTACCAAAAACGGTACGTGTGGTAGGCCCAAATACGGGACACGAACCAGTAAATGAACCAGTAATAGAAACAATTAATACATCTAACGATGTATTAATCAGTAGAGCCGAAGCCGGCTCTACTGACGCTCAGAAAAATGTCGCGAATGAAAGTGAGAAATTCAACCTCACCGAACCAAAAGAAGAACTCACTCCCAAACAACGGTCGGCACAGATAGGTTCTCATTGTCCACACGAAAAAATCATCGCCTTGTATCACGAATGTCTGCCAATGCTGCCGACAGTCCGGATCTGGTCAGAGGATAGAAGAAAAATGTTAGCGGCTCGCTGGCGGACGCTGGTTAATGACAAGGGCTATCAGTCCGAAGAGGAAGGCCTTGGATGGTTTAAGAGGCTGTTCGGATACATAAGGCGATCGCGTTTCCTCACAGGTGAAACACCTCAGAAGGAAGGGCGCACCTGGAGGCCTGATCTGGAATGGATCATCAAGCCAAAAAACCTAACGAAAATCATTGAGGGGAAATACCATGTCCAATAACTACAGCATGAGAGATGTGGACTTTGACAGCAGTCCAGAAGGGAAGAAAACTCCAAAGAAGCTATCACCGAAGATTTTTGAACAAGCCTGCAGAGCCAACGGATGCCCTTGTACGGTTTTTTGCGGCCAGCTGACCCAAGGCATCACCGTTTGTGAATTTCACGAAGGCGTTCAAGGCAAATATTTTCCAACGGTGACGGCAGGTCTTCATCGCTTCAAGGATCTTATTGACCTCGCAGAACGGCTCCTTAGGGACTGGCGGCTGATCGACGATTACAACTCGACCTACAACCACCCGCATGTCATCCAAAACCTAACCGAGTATTTCAACGCAATAGGCATTCCGGAACTGGCTCCGAAGACAAACATCCCATGTATTCCTATCGAAGGAAAGCAGCAGTTCCGTGATGAATCGGCCTATGACCTCGGAAACCGGATCAAACGTTGGGTGCGTATCCAAGTAGTCAAGCCCTACATGATCGAGAACTCGGAAGAAAGCCTGAAAGAGAAAACGGTTGAGCAACTGTCTCCGCTCTCGGCTTACGTGAAACAACTCAAACGCAACGCCATCCGGAAGCAACAGGATGACGAGGCTTACTTTTAGGAGGCGGTAATGTCCGGGTGCTGTCTGTACTGCAAATTTGCAGAGTCTTATTGGGTCGATAAGGAAGGGAATAAGCGTCGACCGCCAAAGGCCTCTTTCGGAGACATGAACGTCTACTGCCATCATCCGGATAAAGGTGCTGGCCTCGAGTGCTACCCGATTTCATTTGCTCGGTGCTCGGTTTTTGATCTTGATACGGATGAGCGCATCGAACGCCGGAGGCAATTCTTTTCACAATTCGAGCGATACAGGGTTCATGCAGAACTAATCGCTCAGAGACGATAAAACAACCAGGAGAAAAACATGGAACTATCAACGATCGAAAGTTCGGCCATCATTTTGGTGCTGATCAATCTTGCGGTTTTGTTTGTGGCAGTAATGGCCTTTTATCAAAACTGTGGCCTCAAGATCCAAATCAAATACCTTTGGCTGGCCATTGACGCATTGGAAGAGGAAAACAGAAAACGCAAGCATCAGGAGGGATTATGAGCAAATCACAAAGAACAAAAGGGGCTGTCGGAGAACGCGAAATCTGCGATCTGATTTTTCGAGACCTCGGAATTGAGGTTCATAGGAATCTACAGCAGACACGGGATGGCGGTGCAGACATCAAACTCAAGCCCTTCTCTATCGAAGTCAAAAGACGTGCGGCTATTAGCAACATCTACGACTGGATTGATCAGGCTGAAAGAGGATGTGATTTTCCAGAGCGTCCGATTGTTGTCTGTAGAGCTGACCGAAAGAAATGGCTAGCGATCATGACGATTGATGAGTTGTTCCGCCTCATTCGCGAAGAAGTAGCAGCCGCGGGAGGTAAGTGATGCGAATTGACAGAATCAAGGGAATTGAAGTCGTACGTTGGACTGCGGAGGAATATCAACACATCCACGGGGAATCCATGTCTGAGTGGTTCAATTGGGTTAGTGAATCTGCTGACCCAGATGAAGTCAGGAAGGCCACCTTAAAAGCGTGGGGCCTTCTGAAGTTGAACGATCACCTGATCTATGAGGAAAGGGCTAAAAGATGGCTATAGAAACAAGCCTAATGATCATCTCGATCACTCAGCTATTCCTTGCTATCGCGATTGTCTTTGTTAGCTTGACCCAGCGAGACATCCGGATGTTTATTCGGAGACTGTCCGCGGGGGTCCAGGATCTAATTAACACCCGCGGAACTCAAAAATGAAGTTATCTCTTTTTAGCCGGAATGAGTTGGCGGATTCTTGCGACTTGCTTGGCTGGCTTGACCCAAATGTCTACCAGGGAATTGACGAGCTCAGACATGATCTCGGCCAGCTCTTGAGTATCGGTATCAGAAAGAATGTATTTGCCCTTATGAGCAAATTCGTTGCCGGTGTCTCGGCAGGCATCAACCATTTGTCTGACATCGGACGTCATCCCTTTGTTTTTCTCAATGGTGTCGATCTTTTTCCAAAGCAGATCGTCAGGTTTATAGCCGGAAATCTTACTTGTTTCGGCAACGTGGTCCGCGAGCTTCTCCAGGCAGACGCGAAGAAGTACGCAGGTGCAGCGGGGCGACAAATAGATGATGCTTTGCGCCTCGATAAAGTCTTTCTTCACACTTTCGGGCATCCCTTTGGCCGGCTCGATTCCCGCGGGCGTTGGGTAACGAAGTTCGCCATTTTCCCAAAAGATCAGCCGGTCGCAGGCCTGGCATTTGGTAAGGGCAGTCTTTTCTATTGGCATGATCTCAGCGAGGTCCTCCATGCCGACGGACTTGTCGCCGAAGCCGCTTCCGCGGCCGACACGCGCGAAGATGTTATCTCGTGTAATTGGCGGCTTAATTTTGGAAATAATCGGCAGCGTAAAAATCGCAGTAACAGCCCCGCAGTGCGGGCATTTATAGGAGTTTGACATGACTAATTTCCCTTTTGAGCTGAGCAAGCAGGTAAAACATATCGATATTGTAAAAACCCGCACAGCTTGTATAAACAACGCCTTTACGGCAATCGAGACAGCAAAGATCACCCTTGGCCGCCTGGAGGAAATGGCCGCCCAAAGAGCGGACGGGAAGCTCCTTGATATTCACACCGTGGGCACCACGACGCATGCCCTGCGCGAAAGCGTGGACCGCATTCTTGTGGGCTTGATCGAATCCCAAACAATTCCCGGAGATAATGCTTGATCGATACTCACTTCTATGAACGCCTGGCTAACTGGCGACGGGTCTATGGCGACAAGCCGGTGCGCTGGCGCTCTCCCACGGACACCTTTTGTCGGTATGCCAAGTGTTATTTCGAGCGCGCTCCGGAAACCGAAGAAGAAAAGTTTTGGAGGGAAGTGACCGAACTCAAAGGCCGTGATCCGCTTCTTCCGGCGCCTGACTACTCAGACGCTGAGCTTCTGCAGCGCGCCTGGATGAGTTTGCCGGAAAGAGTTGACGGGACAAAGGTAAAGCGTCACATCCGAGTATTCGTTTTCGGCACGCGCAGAGAGTACGAGCGGCTGCTGCGCCAGTCCAAAGTCTCCTACAGGCAGGAGCCGGAATGGCGCAGAACTTTCCTCCAGGCGTTCTATGACGCAATCGAGCGCGCCCAGAACGGTGAAAGAGAGGGTTAGTACCCATATTAATTTGCGGTTTAAGGTGGTAAAGTCGGAATAACAATTTAATCTACGACTTCGCGTTGTGCCTGATCGCTCTATAGCGGTCTTTCGCGTGCCCGGAAGAAACGTAGTACGCTGGAGCTCGGTGGTCTGATGGATCTCGAGCTCTTTTGCTTTTATGGTTAAAAGGAGCGGCGCATGTTTTTTGTTTGGCTCGCAGTAATTGCCCTTTTTGTCTTTCAACTGGTTGGCTTTTACGCGGTTTTTGTTTCGTGCCGCTACCTGCTTCGGAGAGTTGTTAGCTTGGAAGGTAGACAGGGACCCCGCGTGTCTTAATTCCGCAGGCGATGCAAAGCATTGATCCAAAGTTTGTTAGCCGGAAGAGCCCCTCTTTCCATTGAAAATCTGCGGGGCTAGCTGGGTATCCATCTACTTTGATCGCTTCTACGTCAATGGATCTTTTGATGTTTAGATATGCCGCTTCTCCGGAGGCGCCGGTGAGGAAAGTGGTGTCGGATACTTCAATAATCCCCATGCGGTTTAGGTTGTCGAAGTAAGAGGATATGTTATTCGGGCAGTGGCAAACAGCCCTAAGTTCAGGCGGGAGAAGGTTTTTCGCGATAAGAATCTTTCCATCCTTCGGTAAGCGCTGATAAAGGTCTAGCTTTGCAAAATTTATGGCTCTTTTAGAGGCCATAAACTCTAATATCCTAGCTTCGTCACATGAAATCGCTTTTAGGATTTCGGTGAACGCCGGGAGGATTCCGGCGGCTAGTTCCTTGTCGGCGCTGGCGATTAAAAGATTCTCGAAAAGTTTCTGCACTTCGGGTTTGTCTACTGTGGCCGCGTAGCCAGATAGCACGCCGCTGACAATTTGAGGATCGGGCTCCTGGCGTCGTTCCTCGGGGATTTGCTGCTTTCCTTCTTCGTATTTTTTCGCAAGGTTGTCCCAACCCTCTTCAATCTTTTGGGATAGAACTCCCATTCCGCCGCCAAAAATAGCGTTGGCTAGGCGTCCGAATGAACCGCCAAGCTTACCGGCTTCGGCGGCCAAAGGGTGTGCGAGATCGGTGTACAAGTCTTCGCTGACTTTGTCGCTGATAGGAAAAAGTTTAATGTCTGTCATGGATTCTCCTTTGGATTGTTACTTAGCACGAATGATTCTAAGGAAATAGCGGGCTGATCGTCCCGCCTAACAACCGATCTTTCTCTTTGAGTGAGTAGTACATGGGGTTTGAACCGCTCGGTCATTCGTGATCGGGCGGTTTCTTTTTATGGGTTTGCTTTATGAATATCAAAATCCTCGGCCGCGTTCCGGTCCGCTTTAAGGACAGCGGAGAAATAAAATGGAAAACCATTAACCACACCCATGTCCCTATGGGAGAAAACGGAGACCTGAAAGGCGATGTCGGAAATAAGATCGAAAGGGAATCTATAGATAAGCAGGACAAGAAACCTAAGGACAGGGGCGGTGGGAAACCTAAAAACAAGCAGGAGCCTAAGATATTTCCTAAAAGCGGCGTCAATCTCATAGAGCAGCCGCCGTCAAAGGATACGGATTCCTATCTAAAACGATTCCCGGACAATCCCAGTAAGGCCGTTACTGCCTACTATGACGAACAACTCAGAGGCGGCGTGGTAAGGACAACAGTGGACATGAACGGCACAGAGGTTCCCGCGGAAGCAGTTTTTGAAGGCCATGGAAGAAGTGAATTCAGGAAGTTTCGGGGCAACCAAAGAGATATTTTGGCCGTGCTTCCTTATGTTCCGGGTGTCATAAACGAAGGGCACTATTCAGGCCGGGATAAGAAAAGGAATCACGGCGATCAGGTTGCTTTTCATACGAAAATGCAGCGGATCCCGATCAATGGGAGAAAGCGCCTGGTAGCAGTGGATATCGGCGAATCTGAGGCCGGTAAGTTGTACGCCTACAACGTTAATACCGAGGGGGTTCCTTCGTTTGAGAAAAAGAAAAGGGCTTTCGAGCGGGATTACGCACGGAGAAAAAGAAAAAACAAAATCGGAGACGCTGTCCTATTACCGTCCTCGAAGGACTCCGTGGCAAATTTACACGGGGCACAGCACTTGCTCCGATCTGTTGGGGACAGTTTACCAAACGAACAATCCCCGATCAAGCTTTATGTGCTGGATGTGAGAGTTCTGTAACAAAAACGGTTTTATATGGAAATATCCCAAAAGTATCCTCTTTGGGCGTTTTGTTTCCGCTGGGGAATCATGGTCTCGTTGCTTACTTTGATGTTTGCCTTTGCCTATCACCCCATTAAGTAAGGAGGATCAGCATGGACAACTATGAAGCGCCGAAGCGTAAGCAGGGGCGCCAAACTAAGTACACGCCGAGCCGTGCCAAGGAGATTCTCCAGCGCCTGGCTTGCGGCCACACCCTCACATCTATATGCCGAGACATGGGAATATCCCCCGCGTCCGTTTATAGATGGACGGTCGCGAACGAGGATTTTGCGAGAGACTTCGCGCGCGCGAGAGATTTCGGCGATCAGGTCCTGGAGGACGAGGCCGTCGATATCTCCGACACGATGGAAGAAGCATCTGAGACGATTGATTCGTTCAGCGAGAAACACGGAGCATCGAGCACAGTCAAGAAAGGTGACGCTGTGGCGCATCGAAGGCTCCGGGCAGAAGTCCGGCTGAAAGTGGTCGCCAGGCGCAAAGGCGCAAAGATCCAATTGGATACGAACGGCGCCGGAGGCGAGGGCCTGGCGAGCGTCTACGAAAAAATCAGAGAAGTGGCTAAAGGTAAAAAATGAACGATCCTTTTTCTGAGCTGTGGAGCCCGCACAGATTTAAAGTTTTCTATGGCGGCCGCGGTTCGGGAAAATCGTGGGCAATCGCCGAGGCGCTGATCGTCATGTCGAATCTTTCCCGGCTGCGCGTACTGTGCTCCCGCGAGTTTCAAAATTCGATTGCCGATTCGTCCTATCAACTTTTGAAGGACACGGCCGAGCGCCTAGGGCTGAGCCACCGCTTCGAGTTCCTAGAGGCCGAGATTCGCCATATAAACGGCTCTCGGTTCTTTTTCAAAGGCTTGCAGCAGAGACAAGCGCAGTCGGTAAAGTCGATTGAAGGTGTCGATATATGCTGGATTGAGGAGGGCCAGTCAGTCTCGCAGGTCTCCTGGGAGACACTGATACCGACCATCCGAAAGGCAGGCTCCGAAATTTGGGTCTCGTTTAACCCGCTGTTAGCTGACGATCCGACAACCAAATTATTCCTGACCGATGCGCCGCCTCCCGGCGCCTATGTCCGGAAAGTCAATTTTGATGAGAACCCATATTTTCCGGAAGCGCTCCGGCGCCAGATGGAATGGGATCGCAAAAACGATTACGAGAACTATTTGCATGTGTGGGAAGGATTTCCCCGGACAATTAGCGACGCGCAGATTTTCCGCGGGCGGTTCACGGTCGAGAGTTTTCCGGACGATCTTTGGCAGAAAGCAGATCGTTTATTTTTTGGCGCTGACTTTGGCTTTGCGAACGACCCGAGCACGCTGGTGCGATCGTTCATGTACGACAATCGGCTGTATGTCGAATACGAGGCCTTCGGCCACGGCGTGGAGTTAGACGAGCTCCCGGCGCTCTACGATTCGGTCCCGCTCTCCAGGAGCTGGCCGATCAAAGCAGACTGCTCGCGTCCGGAAACAATCAGCTATTTGGCCAAGCGCAAAGGATTCAATATCTCGGCCGCTGAGAAGTGGCAGGGCTCGATTGAGGACGGTATCGCCTATCTGAAATCGTTCGACAAAATCGTCATCCATCCGCGCTGTCGGCATACGGCAGAGGAATTCAAGCTCTACAGCTATAAGGTCGACCCAAAAACGAACGAGGTCCTCCCGATCATCGTTGATAAATACAACCACGGCATCGATGCCATCCGATACAGCCTCGACGGCTATATCACACAGGCGGGGCTCGATGAGTTCATTCGCCTGGGCAGAGGTTAAGCATGAAGGTAAACAAGAAACTTTCCCGGACAAAGCGCGGCGGCAGCAAGCAGTTTGTCGACGGGTTTCAGAACCCGCTTTTGCGCATGGGCCTGGGGACGAGCACAACGATCAACGCGAATCGCTACATTCCTGAGTTCAAGTCTTTCCAACGCAATGAGCTGGAATGGGCCTACCAGGGCTCATGGATGTGCGGGCTCGCGGTTGACGTGGTCGCGGACGACATGACGCGCGAGGGCGTTGAGCTCCAGTGTGATGATCCGGAGGTCGCTTCTGCGATCGATATTGCGCTCGACGAATTCCGAGTTTGGGATAGCCTGTGCGACGCGCTCAAATGGGCCCGGCTCTATGGCGGTTCGCTTGCCGTCCTCCTCATTGACGGTGACGACATGGGTACGCCTCTCGGACCGATCAAGCAGGGCGCCTTTAAGGGCCTGCTCGTTCTCGACTGCTGGCAGGTCAATCCGTCGACAGAGGTCGTCCAAGAACTGGGGCCGAATTTCGGCAAACCGCTTTTTTACCAAGTCTTTGCCGAGCAGAGCAATATCGATATTCCCGGCGGAAAAATCCATTATTCGCGCTGTATCCGCTTTGAAGGGCGCCGGCTGCCGTACTACCTGCGACAGGCTTATCGCGGCTGGGGTGCGAGCGTGCTTGAGCCGCTTTTCAACCGGATCGAAATGTTTGACATGGCAACGGAAGGCGCGGCTCAGCTCGTCAATAAGTGCTACCTGCGCTATTACAAGGTCAAGGGCCTGCGCTCCATTCTGACAAACGACGTTGCCAAGAAGGGATTCATGACGCAGATGGAGCATACCCGGCTATTCCAAAGCATCGAGGGCATGACGCTGGGCGACATCGAGGATGACTTCCAGACAATGACCTACACGTTCACGGGCCTGCCGGAAGTCCTCCTGCAATTTGCGCAGCAGATTTCCGGCGCCACGGGTATCCCGCTGGTGCGCCTGTTCGGTCAGTCTCCGGTCGGCTTCAATTCCACAGGCGAGAGCGACATTCGGCTCTACTACGACAACACGAAACAGCAGCAGGAAAAGATGCTGCGCCCGGGCCTAAAGAAAATCCTAAACGTCATTTACATGAGCGTGACCGGACATGCTCCGGACAAAGATTTCAATTTCGATTTCCGCCCGCTGTGGCAGATGACCAACGAGCAGAAAGGTGCCTTTGCCACGGCCATGGTCGGCGCGATTGTGCAGGCGTTACAGAGCGAATCAATCTCGCTGCCGAACGCAATGAAGGAGCTCAAAAAGCTCAGCCCGACCATCGGCCTTTTCTCCTCGATTACTGAGGAGGATATCGACGAGGCCGAGAAACAGGAAAACGAGCTCATGCCGCCAGAGGCAGGAGGATTAAATGCAGCAGCAGAACAAGTTCCGGGAGCAGGCCAAAACGGCGGCTTTGGACCGCTGGTATCGCAAGCGGCTCAAGGCAGTGGCCAAACAGATCGCGCAGATCGCCCTGGAGTGGGAGGGAACCGATCCGAGCCAGCTCCAGCTCAGTCTGTTTGATTATTCGGTGCGGCTCGACGAATGGGCCCGCGCCGTGGCGGACATCATGCTGCGCCGCGCGGCCTCGGCCGACTATGACACGTGGCTCAGGATTGGCCAAAAGATCAGCCGGGAAACTCGCCGCAAATTGAAGGACGCAGCCGCCGGGCCGATTTTCAATCGCCTGCGCGAGGAGCAGGTTGCACTGATTCGCTCTTTGCCCATGGAGGCCGCCAAGAAGGCGCAAGAATGGGCCGCTAGCGGGCTATCGGACGGCCAGCGCTATGCCGATATTGCCCAGCGCATCAAAAACGAGCTGGGCGGTGTTACGGAATCCCGAGCGATTTGCATTGCCAGAACCGAGACCGCTCGAGCGCGATCCAACTTCACGCAGGCCAGGGCCCAGGCCGTTGGCTCAACGCATTACGTGTGGCACACGGTCGGCGATAACGCAGTGCGCCCGAGACATCGCGAGCTGGATAAGACCGTTCATGCCTGGAGCGATCCTCCGATCTGCGATGTGGGTGCAGGCGGCACGCCTATTCGCAGTCACCCCGGATGCACATTTAACTGCCGCTGCTGGCCCTCGCCACTCTTTTTTGAGAAGGACAAATGAGAAGGAAATTTCGAGACGGTCGCTTCTTGACCACGGAAAAAATCAGCCCTCTGAAGGAAAAAACTCCAGAGGGCTATTTGTTATGCCGGGACGTTCCGATTAGCCGCGTCGGATCGTTTGAGTATTCAGCGGCTGAGGTCGGCTTGCCAAATATCGGCCACGCAGTGCAGGTATGGCGGCCGGAAGAACAAATTTTTAATCCCGAAACGATTGCCTCGTTTGAGGCCAAGCCGGTAGTCATCGGTCACGCGAGATTCGCAGATCCGGACAACTGGCGAGAGATCGCAGTCGGTACGACGCAGAACGTTCGGCGGGGAGAAGGTGACAAATCGGACTTTCTTCTCGCCGATTTGCTTTTGACGGATCGAAAAGCGATCGAGGCAGTCGAGAGCGGGGATTTGAAAGAGGTCTCATGCGGGTATGACGCGGATACGCAGGAAACGCCCCAGGGGATTGAGCAAATTGGCATCGTGGGCAACCACGTTGCTCTAGTGGTATCAGCCCGATGCTCGGGCTGCAAAATTGGAGACGGAAGCATGACAACTAGCTTAAAGACCCGCCTGCGGAAATTGTTCCGCGACGGAAACGAGGACGCATTTAACGAGGAAGTGGACAAGCTCCAGGTTCAGGATGGTGACGCACCTGACGCGGCGCCCGCTCCTACTCCGACACCGGCGCCCACGCCGACATTTGAGGAGCGCCTGGCCAAACTCGAGACCACGGTGGCAGCACTGGCTAAGGGCCTGGCTCAGAAGCCCGTGGGCGACGCAGATACGCCTGTGCCGGATGACACCGTTGATCCGGATGATGACGATGAGCTGATCGATGATCCGGACGCTCAGGCTATCATCGGAGACGCTGAGGCTCTGTGCCCGGGAATGAAGAAACCTGTGGGCGACGCCAAGGGCGGCAAATTCACACGTAATCAGATCGAGCGCGTCATGCGCACAGCGCTTAAAGGCGCCGGCGTGAAGCAGTTCGGTGATTCCTCCGAGCTCGACGGCAAGGCGCTGGATATCGCCTTCAAGGCGGCAGTCGCTATGTCCAAGTCTGGAAAGAATCCGAAAGCATCCGGCACACGCTACGGCGACAGCGCTGAGGATTCTGTCAACTCGATCGCATACGTCCAGAAAAAACTTAACGATTTTTGGGGAGCTAAATAATGTCTCAGTTCATTGGCACATCTATGCCTCGCGGTTCTGCCGGCGATATCACTCGCGGCATGTTTGACTACACAACAGAAGTCAAGCAGAACGACACAACAACTCCGGTCGCCGATGACGGCGTTCTGGTTTCTCTGACCACAACCGGCAAAGCAACTCCGGCCTCTGATGCCTCCAAGGTTTACGGCATCGCAGTTCGCGACTATCGCCAGGTAGACCCGAACGGAAAAGTCTGGCCGAAAGACGCCTTTGTTTGCATCCTGCGTCGCGGCTACGTAGCTGTGCGTGCCGCAGGTACTCCGGCGCCGGGCGGAGCTGTCTATCTCGACGCCGCAAACAAGGGCGTTACAGCCACTAAGGCGGAAGGCGCCACGGCGATTCCTAACTGCGTGTTTATGGGCGCCAAGGACGACGCGGGCCTGGCCGAAATCGCATTCAATATCTAATAGGAGCAAAAAATGCCAAGACGTTTTACTGACGCTGAAACAATTTCCGCTACCGGCGCATTCCTGGTCGGTGAGCTTGAGCGCCTGGATGCTCGTGTTTATGAACCGATCGCGGATTTCACATATGGCAGGGATATCGACCTGCGCAACGATGTGACGATCGCCGATGAGGTTTCTTCTTTCATTCAGTCTGAATATATGGGCGGATTCGGCGGCACAGGCGCGGGTAAAAAGTCCTTCATTAAGGGCCCGGATTCCACGCCCGCCCGCGTTTCTGTTTCTCTGAAGAAGGTAGCCACGCCGCTGACACTCTGGGGCATGGAAGTCGCTTACACGATTTTCGAGCTGCAGAAAGCCATGCAGGCAGGTCGCCCGATCGATGCGCAGAAACACTCTGCTATGCGCATGAAGCATCAGCTCGACATTGATACTCAGGTCTACGTCGGCGATGACGAAGTGGGCGTCAAGGGCCTGCTCAACTCTGACCAGGTAACGCATGAAAATGTGGGCACCTGGACCGATTCCACGGATGTAAAGACCGTTATCGGCTACTTCAATAACATCCTGGAAAAGGCCTGGAAGGCAACGCAGTACAACCGCATTCCGAAGAACCTTTTGGTTCCTCCGGCAATTTTCGGCAAACTGGTGAGCACCCAGCTGACCAATACCGAAATGAACCTGCTGCGCTATGTGGAGGCTAACAACCTTTCTGTAGCCAACGGCGGTACGCTGACCATTCGTCCTGTACGCTGGCTGGCCGATACGAGTTTGTTCTCTACGCCGCGAATTGTGGCCTACACAAAGGCAGTGGACGTGGTCCGCTTCCCGCTGGTTCCGATTGCCTCTCTACCGGTTCAGTACCGCAATTTCGAGCAGGCAGTTCCGTACTTTGCAGCTCTCGGCGGCGTCGAGTTCGTGCGTCCGGAAATGGTTTACTACGCCGACCTGGCAGCAGTATCCGCAGGTTAAGGAGGCTTTATGAAACGAATTACAGTTCGTTGCCCGCTGGTTCTGAATATGGGCCCTCAGCAGTTCGAATTTAAGCCCGCGCAGTCCTACGAGGTTGAGGACGCAGTCGCGGCTCACCCGTATCTGCAAGCACACCTCGCCACGTATATCGACATCACGCCTCCGGCGAAAGAAAAGCCGGTTGAGGCTGAGGAAAAGGTAGAGGAACCGGTCGAGGAAAAGGCTGAACCGGAAGCGAAGGAAAAACCGGCGCCAAAGAAAAATGCGAAAAAGACCACAACTGTGAAGGAGGCTGAAAATGTTAAACCAGCCTCTGGCGCTTGAGGAATTTCGCACGTTATTTCCGAAGATCGATTCGGACAGTTATCCGGACATAGCGGTTAAAGCGCGTTTAGCTTTAGCCGCTAAATTTTTCTCAGAGGAAAGCTGGCCTGATCCCGAGATTCGGGCGCACGTCATGGGCCTTTATACGGCTCACTACCTGAAGCTCCAAGGGTCTGCTGCAGACGGCGGTAACGGCGGAGACACCTCCGCACTGGCTCAAGTCGCCTCGATGTCTGTAGACGGGGCGTCTGTGAGTTACGACACCTCATCCTCCTCGGAGGAGGGTGCCGGCTCGTGGAATCTCACTGCCTACGGCCGCGAGTTGTGGCAGCTGATTCAGTTGTTCGGAGCAGGAGCCAGGCAGATATGAAAAAGACGATCTCTGTTTCCATGGTCCGACATGACGGCGAGTTGAACCAGGCACTGCAGCGTCTGGCGAAAACTGCTGTCTATGTCGGTATCGCGGCAGGCTCTAAGGGCGACACGCGAAACGATGGCGGCCCGAGCAACCACCTTTTGGGCTTTGTGCATGAGAACGGTTCACCTGTGAACAATATTCCGCCGCGGCCGTTCTTAGTTCCGGGCCTGGAGGCGAATCGGGAAATGATCGTCGACGGCCTCAAGGGCGCCATGGACTGCGCGCTCAAGGGTGACGAGAAAAAGTGTGGTCAGACGCTCGAGCGCCTGGCGATTCGCTCGGCCTCGGCGGTCAAAAGCTACATGCAAACGGCCGACTTCGAGCCGCTCAAGCCCAGAACAATCGCAAACCGTAATCGCTCGCGCCTTACCAAGGGCACCCGCGAGAACGAGATGGAAGGCGTGGGCATCCGGCCATTGATTAACACGGGACAGTTACGCGACGCCATTGACGGCGTTGTGGTGGAGGAATGATGGCGACTTTAGACGTTGAACGTGTAATCCGATCTCCTTTGTTTACTTCGCCCTGCAAGCTGATCCATTTTGTTGAGGGCCTGGATAAGTTCGGTAATCCCACGTGGTCTGAGGGCGAAAGCACTGAGGTTATGGCCGTCATCACGGCCGACACAAAGACCATCTCGAGATTGCCGGAGGCGCTCCGGCGCGAGGGCACGATCCTAGTGCGTTTCATGATTGCCGATATGCCCGCGGGCTTCGGCGGCTCAGGAAACGATGAGGTCGAGTGGCGCGGTAAGCGCTTTGTCGTCAAAGACTGCGCGGATTACTCGCAGTTTGGGAAGGGCTTTTTGAGGCTGACTTGTTGGCCTGCGGAGGTGAGTGATGGCAGTTACTGATAGCCGGACACCCGGAGCATTACGCCCGACGAGTTCGGACAATGAGACAGGGCTGATGGACCCGCTGCGCCAGTGGATCTCTGAACTTATTGGCTTGCGGCTCGATCTAGTCCGTGCCTCCTGGCGTCCTAAGCCCGGTACCCAGCCGGCGCTTAAAACTGACTGGTGCGCCCTGGCGCTCAAAAGTCTCGATACCACGCCTGCCTATCTCGACGGGCGAAAAGGTGATCCGTCGCTGCCATTATCAGGAGATCAGACCTCCGTGGTGCATGAGGATTATGAGTTCGTGCTGAGTTTCTACGGCCCCCGGGCTTTATTCCTTGCCCAGAGATTCAGGGATGCGGCGCAAATCGGACAGAACCGCTCACTGCTACGGCAGACGGGGCTCACGTTAAAAGCGATTGATTCGCAGGCCATGCGCCTGCCGGATCTCGTTTGCGAGACGTGGGTTGATCGATATGACATGACCTTCCACGTTGCTCGGAAGGTTTCCAGAACTTACGGCGTTCGCACCATTGTCGGTGCCGATGTCGACTTTTATACAGAACGAGGTAAATTATGAGCGTTGCTCCTACATTACCGGTCTCAGAAGTTGTAAACGTCACGATCGAGATGTCTCCGGTCGCGGCCGCACTGCGCAACTTCGGGGCCATGTTAGTGCTCGGCACCAGCGATGTCATTGACACGGACGAGCGCTTGCGCACGTATTCGGGCGTCGAGGGAATTGCCGCCGATTTCGGAACCGATGCACCTGAGTATCAGGCCGCGGTCACCTTCTTCGGCCAGTCTCCTCAGCCGTCTCAGCTGGTTGTCGGCCGCTGGGCTAAAACCGCTACAGCCGGACTTTTGCGCGGCCGTATGCTGGCAATCTCTCAGCAGCAGATCGCTGACTTCGAGAAAATCACTTCCGGATCTTTCACCGTTGAAATCGATGGTTCCTCCGTCTCGGTTTCCAGCGTCGACCTGAGCTCTCAGAGCAATTTGAACGGCGTGGCAACTCAGATCACGACCGCGCTGGCCTCGAAAGGCACCTGCGTATTCGACGGTACGAGATTCATTATCAAATCCGCCACCACGGGCGTGAATTCGTCCGTCGCGAACGTTTCTTCTACCGAGTTGTCTAAGGTCATGGGCCTGGACGCAGGTACGACTAAGGTCAACGGGGCGGCAGCAGAGGACCTGGTCGACGCAGTAACGGCCTGCCTGGATTACACCAACTGGTACGGTCTTTATGTGTGCGGAACCGACTGGACGGACGCGGATGCCTTGGAAGTCTCTGCGCTCATCAATGCCGCGCGACCCTCCCGCATCGTGTCCTGGACGTCGCAGAATACGGGCGAAATGGATTCTACAAATAGCACCTCGCTGGGCTCTAAGCTCAAGGCGCTGGGCTATAACCGCACGATCTGCACATTCTCCAGCACCAGCGACACTGCCGGTGTCTCGGTCCTCGGACGCATGAGCACGATCAACTTCGAGGGATCGAATACCACGATCACTCTGAAATTCAAACAGCTCCCGGGCGTTGTTGCCGAGAACCTGAGAACTTCTCAGTCGCTGGCCTTAAGAAACAAAAACGTCAACGTATTCGCGGCATTCCAGAACGACACTTCGATTTATAAAGAAGGCGTCACGTCCGGAGGCTGGTTCATTGACGAAACTCATGGCCTTGACTGGCAGCAGAACCGAGTGGAAACCGATCTTTGGAATCTGCTCTATACGACTACTACGAAGATCGGCCAGGACGAAGCGGGCATGACCGCAATTTTGGCGACGATCAACAAGTCGCTTGACGCGGGCGTCCGAAATGGTCTCATCGCCCCGGGCGTCTGGAACGGCGATTCTTTTGGTTCTCTCCAGAAGGGCGACACGCTCACCTCAGGATATTACGTCTACATTCAGCCGCTGGAAGAACAGGCGCAGAGCGATCGCGAGGCCCGTAAGGCACCTCCGATCAAAGTGGCTATCAAATTGCGCGGCGCAGTTCACTTTATTGACGCCACGCTCACGATCAATCGATAAGGAGAAACAGGATGGCAACTTATTCCTTTATGGATGTCACTGCGACATTCGCAGGGCCGACCGGCGTGATCGATCTCGGATACGGTTCCGCGGCCTCCAAAGAAGGCATTTCCGTAGAGTTCAATCAGCCCCGGAATAATATGACGCCGGGCGCAGATGGCGAGGTTATGCATTCTTTGAGGGCAGACAAAAGTGGAAAACTTACGATTCGGCTTCTTTATACATCCCCCGTGAACGCAAAGCTCAAGGCTATGTTTAACGCCCAAAGTTTGAGTTCGAGCGCCTGGGGCAACAATGTCATCACCGTCCTAAACAAAGGCAATACGGACACGATCGTGGCCAGAAGCGTCGCATTCCAAGGCCTGCCAAGTCAGACCTTCGCCGAGGACGGCCAGCCCGTTCTTGAATGGGGCTTTGACTGCGGCAAAATTGATACTCTTAGCGGGACGTACTAATGGACAAGCTCGTACCTCAAAAATTTACATTGCAGGGGCATGAGTATCTCGTCGGGCGGCTCGATCTTTTTGAAGCTATGAAGCTCCAAAAGCGGCTCGGGCCGCTGATGCCCACGGCATTCAACAACGTCCTTTACGGCATGTGGACGGCTTACGGAAAATCCATGCCGGAATCCAAAGCGACATTGAGCGACAAACTGACCGAGTTCGGCACGTTGCTCGCGGTCTGTCAGCCGCTCCTGGATCGCATTGCGGCCATGCCGGACGCGGATTTTGATTTTTGCGTGCGCACTGCGCTGAGCGTGGTGGAGCGTCGCTCTGAGGACGGAAAAACCTGGACCCGAGTGTATTCAGGTGGCACGCTGGCGTTCGATGACATCGATTTCACAACCACGTGCGTACTAGTGAGCGCCGTCGTACAGCGTGAGCTTCGCCCTTTTATCGACGCTTTGAATCTTTAACGTTCGCTCATAGCGTCGAAAACCCTCAGCAGGAACCGAGCCCGTTCAGAAGTCTCCCGGATGGTTTGGATTTTCTGATGCGCCCCGTCTACCACGGGATGATCAGCTATCTGGACCTGAAGGGTGACGATCTGACGCTCGAGGACATTTTGCTAATGAACGTTTATATCGACAACCAAAAATACAACGAATTTGTTTTAGAGAAGGAGCGCAGCCATGAGTAGCGTTCTCGCCGGTTTCCTCGTCCGCTTAGGCTTTGTGGTCGATAAAGACGAGCAAGCCAAGTTTCAAGCCTCTATCGACTACGCCGGAAAGCGCATGAAGGAAATCGCCATGCGAGGCGCTGCCTTAGGCACTGCATTCACTGCTGCATTCGCTAAAAGCACTCAGGAAGTCAACCGCTTTTACAACCTCACGAACCAGGTGGGCGGTTCTGTCCGGGGCTTGAATAATGTCGCTTCGGCCGTGGCCAAGGTAGGTGGAAATTATGACCAGGCTGTTTCTAGCATCCAGGCCTTTGCCAATAAGCTGACATTTACGCCGGGGATGGATCAGTATATTAAGAACCTGACCGGCGTCGATATTCGAGACAAAAACGGTCAGCTGAGAGAATACAGCGATATTCTTCTGGACCTCAGAAAACGCTGGGAAACGCTCGGAGATGCGGCCGGTCGAAATGAAGCGGCCATGATGGGGCTGGACGGCATTTATGCCGACATTATGAAAAAGGATTTTGCCTCCGAGCTCCAAAAAACAAATAAACAGCAGGGCGAGCTGGCTGACATGGTCGATAAGTCGGCGGATTCCGTACACCGCCTCTCAAATGAATTTTCACGCACATGGGAAATCATTTCCATGGGGAGCCAGGCCGCTTTTGGTACTTTGACTGATAGCCTCGGTTTGGATAAGGTTGCCGAAAAATTCAATAAAACACTCTCGCAGGAATTGCCCGCCTGGATCCAGACAGAAAAAAATATCTGGGATCAATCCCACGGCGTCGGCGACTACCTCAAAAACTTCTTTTTTAAAGCAGACGAATTTCAGGATGCTGAGCGCTACAAGCGCCATCTCATGGACGATGAGCAGGTGCAGAAGTTCTTACGCAAGAAATACACCAAGCAAAAATCGGTGCTCGATGATGAGGCCGAGGAGGGCGTGAGCATCGTGGACGATTTCGATAAAAAGGGCTTCGAGGAGGAGCTGGCGAGATATCGAGCCGCTAAAAAAGCTGCGGCACAACCCGCGAAACCCGCGCAGGCAGAACCACCTCCGGTTCCGGGAAAGATGAGCAGAGGGCTACGCAATAACAACCCGGGCAATATCCGGCCAGTACGCAATCAGCCTAATGACGGTGCTTTTGCGATTTATCGCACGCCGGAAGAGGGCTGGGGCGCCCTAGGCAGACAGCTAAAAGGCTACGCTAATGCGGGCCTGGATAACGTCGCGTCCATTATTTCCAAGTACGCACCTGCTGCGGACCACAACGAGACAGGGCCTTATATTCAGTCTGTGACAGCTAACATGAGCCGGCGCCTAGGATCGGATGTCGGGGCGCTGACACGCCTCGATCTAAGCGACCCGCGAGTGCTTAAGGCACTCATGCAGTCGATCACGGAGCATGAAAATTTCCGGGGCGCCTCTCAGTATTTTGAAGGCGCCTCTTTTGACAAAGAGGTGCTCGCCGCAGCGCAGTCGCAGTGGAGATCTAAGGTCGTCAATGAGAGGGACAAAATCCCGTCTCGGGGTAATGTCGTCGTGAACCAAAACATCACGATCAACGGGGCAGATAATCCGCGCGCTGTCGGCCAGGCCGTGGCGCATGAGACCTTGCTAGCCCAGAATCGATACGGCCAGCGCAATCTTAGCTAAGGAGGAAATATGCCCTCTTTACCTTATAGTCTTGAGGCTCTGCTTCTAGGTCGAAAACGAGAATTTGCCGGAATTATTCCGGACGTCGTGGTTAGCGAGGAGCACGAAAACGAGGTCGTGGTTACGCGTCATCCGGTCGATACCGGCGCCAATGTTTCGGATCATGCATACCAAATGCCGACAGTAATTAACTGCCAGTTCGGATGGTCCGATTCCTCAAGGCTTCTAAATTCGATCCTGGATTTTTCGATCTTTAAGGGCCTGACTACGACGAAAGATGTCTATGAAAAACTTCTGGAGCTTCAGGCTAAACGGGAGCCTTTCTCTCTTTCCACAGGCAAAAAACAATATCCGGCAGTCATCATTACGAAACTAAAAACGACGTCGACCGTCGACACTGAGAGCTCCCTAGTAGTGGACATCACTTTTGAGGAAATCCGATTCGCCCGGACAAAAGAAGTCACGTTGCAGGAAGCTCAGCAAAAGAATCCGCAGCAGACGGCCTCTGTTAATCAGCGCGGTGCCTCGTCGCCCGTATTGACTACTGCGGGGAATCGGCCATGAGTATTTATCAAATTCCTTTGAGCACCGGCGCCCAGAGCTTTTCAATCCGGCTCGGTGAATATAACTACCGCATGACGCTGATTTACAGGGATGCGGATTGCGGCGGCTGGTTTTTAGATATGGTCCGGACGGACGGCTCGGACGCGCTCCGGGGCCTACCGCTGGTGACTGGTGTCAACCTATTGGCGCAGTTTGGCTATAAGCGTATGGGCGGGGCGCTTTGGTGCGAGTTGCCGAAGCAGGTCAAAAACTACGAACCGAGTTATCGGGACATGGGCCAAACGCTGAGCCTTTTTTGGAGTGACGAATGAGCGAAACTGACAATAATCGCCAGTGGCTGAGATATTTTCGTCTCGTTGTGGCGGTCGACAAGGACAATCAGCAGGCGATTGACCTGAGCGAGTTTCGATGCAAATTCCGAATCTCGCAAGCCGTTATCGGCAAGCCTTGCACGGCAGAGATCACGGTTTACAACGTCTCCCAAGAAACAGTAAACCGCCTTGGTATCGGTACGAACGTCATCGAAAATCAGGGCATGCGCGTCATTATTGAGGCGGGCTATCAGAACCATCACGGCATTATTTTCCAAGGCGATCTATGGTGGAAATCCGTCGGCCGCGAGAGCGAAACAGAGACTTTCATGCGCCTGGTAGCCGCCACAGGCGACAGGGCCAGGCAGTATGCCGTGGTGAATGTCTCGGTGGCCAAAGGCGCCTCTCAGCGCGAGATCTTTGACAAGGTACTTGATGCCATGAAGGAAAAGGGTGTTGGGGCCAAGCAAACTGTTATGACCCCTTTCATGGATTCCAGGCTCCCGCGCGGCAAGGTGATGTTTCGGATGGCTACCGACGCCATGAACGGTATCGCCGACACAAATAATTTCGATTGGGGCTATGGCGTTGACGGGCTTGTCGCCATTCCTAAAACGCCGACGTATGACCCAAACGAAAAGGTGATCGTTCTTAATGCCGATACCGGTTTAATCGGGCGCCCTACGCTTGACGAAGACGGCCTGGACGTCCAGGCGCTTCTTAATCCTAACCTGGAGATCGGAGCCAAGATTCAAATCGATAACGCCTCCGTACAGCGAAACAACTACGACACAACGGTGTCGGAGGACGCAGTTACGAAAAATCAGGCTGTAACGGACGCATTCTTATCGGCCGATGGCGTGTATCAAGTGATTTCTCGCGAGCACGTGGGCGACACGCGCGGGGAGGATTGGTACACAAATTTGATCGTGGTAGGCGTTAATTCTGCAAGCAGGCCGATTGCTCCGTCCGTTTTCACATACACATCGAACTGAGGGCGCTATGGATTCAACCGCAACAATTTTTGACCCGAATCGATTCTCCGAGAAGGCTACAAACAGCCGCTTGACCCAAGTATGGACCGCGCTCCCGGGGATCATTCAGAAGTTCGATGCGGGCGCACTGACCTGCGAAGTTCAGCCGGCGATAAAAGGGCGTGTCACGCAGGAGGATGGCTCTATCCAGCTTGTAAATATGCCGCTTCTCTTAGACTGCCCCGTCGTGTTTCCCCACGGTGGCGGCTGCAGTCTCACGTTCCCGATTAAGGCCGGGGACGAGTGCCTTGTTGTTTTCGCATCGCGTGGAATCGATTACTGGTGGCAGTTAGGAGGCATTCAACCGCCTCCGGAAGCCCGGATGCATGATCTATCGGACGGTTTCGTTATTCCCGGCCCATGGTCCCAGGCGCAAAAGATCAGCGGCGTGAGCACCAGTGCTGTGCAGTTGCGCAGTGACGACGGTGCGGCTTTTATCGAAATCAATCCTGGCAATCATAACGTTAAGTGCGAGACGTCCGGAGATTTTTCCGTGAAGTGTAAAAATTTTACGGTTGAAGCATCTGCCGGCGCCAGCATTAAAGCCCCGGCGATCAAACTCGAGGGTCCGCTTACCAATGCCGCAGGAGCAGCCGCGCAGATGGCGGGCGGCGTGGAAACAGACGCAGACGTTACTGCCGCGGGCATCAGCCTCAAGTCTCACGTCCATTCCGGTGTTTCCAGCGGATCGAGCAATACGGGAGGGCCTAAATGAGAGTAAGACGAACAACGGCCGACGGCGATATTTGCTTTGGCCACAATGCAAACGATTATTTAGTCAATACGCCCGAGGCTGTCGCGCAAAATGTCCGGACACGCCTGGCTCTATGGCAGGGGCAGTGGTTTATCGACACCGACGAGGGAACGCCCTATCTGCAGCAGATTTTAGGTAAGCAAAGCGCGGCTGACCTCGTAATAAAAAGTCGCATTTTAGAAACCCCGGGCGTTCAGCAAATTGATGGGTTTGAGGCAGTGCTTGACCCGAATACCCGGCGCCTGACCGTACAGGTCAAGCTCAGCACGGACTACGGTCCGGCGAGCATTAACGGAGAAATTACATGATTGATGATCCGGTTTTTTCGGTTACTGAGACAGGTATCTCAGCTCCGTCCTATGAAGAAATTTACGAGTACCTAAAGGGCCGCGTGCGGGCCATTTTTGGTGATGACATCAATCTGGACGCTGACACCCAGGACGGCCAGATGGTCGGCATTGTGGCGGCTGCTATCTCGGACGTGAACGCTCAGGCGATCGCGGTTTATAACGCATACAACCCAACCACGGCGAAGGGCGTGGCGCTGGATTCTGCGGTCAAGGTCAACGGCATCACGCGGCAGGCCGCATCACACTCCCAGGTTGATCTTCGGATCGTTGGCCAGGCCGGGACGCATATCGTCAACGGCGTGGCCCTGGATGAGGCGGAGAACAAATGGAATTTGCCCTCGGACGTCGTGGTGCCACCTGCCGGGGAAATTACGGTAACTGCAATTGCTGCAGAAGAAGGAAACATTCGGGCACCTGCCGGGACTGTCAGCCGTATCGGAACCCCGACGCTCGGCTGGCAAACTGTGGAAAATATTCTCGCGGCCGAGCCCGGGGCGCCGGTGCAAACCGACCTCGAGCTTCGAGCGCAGCAGTCGAAATCGACAGCGCTCCCTAGTGTTTCACTCTGGGAGGGCATTATCGGTAGTCTGCTGACCACGGCCGGCGTGCGACGTGTGAGCGGCATTAGAAACGATGGCGATACTCCGACATCGGAAGGCGTCCCCGGGCATTCGATCGCGATGATTGTTGACGGCGGGGAAGTGGCCGATATTGCTAAAACGATTTTCCTTAAGAAAGGCGAGGGCGTCGGAACCTATGGTTCCACGTCGTACAACTATCTGGACACTTATGGCTTCCCCAATACGATTAAATTCTCGCGGCCTACGGTCGTGCCGGCTTATTGCAAACTCACGATCTCGCCGGCCGCCGATTATCTCTCCAGTGCCGAGGAGGAGATCAAGGCTCGGATCGTCGCTTACATCAACTCCCTGGACATCGGCGAATCTGTAAACATCGCCCGGGTGCTTGCAAGCGCAGTAAAGACTGACGCCGGGATCGTGGACGAGCGCTTTAGCGTCGAGGCAATCACACTGGGCCGCTCGGCTACAGCTCAGACCGCTGCCAGTCTCGCGATCGCGTGGAATGAGGCGGTTTCGTGTGCTCCGGAAAACGTTACGGTGGAGGTGCAGACATGAGCGATGCAAATCGTTATACCGAGTTAATCGCCGGGGCGCATTTTGATAAGCCGCGATACCAGCAATTTATTTATGAGCTGACCGAACCGCTGAACGAAGCAAGAAAACGTTTGGCGGTTTTTTATAAGCATTTCGACGTTGACACTGCTGTAGGCGTCCAACTGGACGCGGTCGGCGTGCGCGTCGGAATCTCCAGGCGCCTACCCATGAAGCTCGTCGGCGTCTATTTTGCCCTGGATGATGTCGATGGTGTCGGTTTCGATAAAGGCGTTTGGAAAGGTCAGTTTGACCCGTCCGACGGCATGGTGACGCTGGACGACGAAACTTATCGCGCGGTGATTAAAACGAAAATCCTCGCGAATAAATTCGACGGCAAAAACGAATCGGTTCCCGAGTTTTTAAATACGGCTCTCGGATATTTCGGCGTCCCAGCAAAGTTGTTTGACTTCCAGGATCAGCAGAATATGCACGTCGTGATCAATCTCACGAAAGCAGAGACGCCGCCCATTGTTTGGGAGCTCATAAGCCGCCGACTAATCGACATTGTAGCGGCAGGCGTCGGCATGCAGATTGTCGACAACGTGCCGTATTTCGGATTTGACTACGAAACAGCCTCGATCAAGGGCTTCGATTCCGGTCACTTCTTCCCGTTTGAAAACTAAACATTCATTTATCTCATCAGCCTCGCGAACAGCGGGGCTTTTTTATTGGGTGTGATATGGCAACCATCAATGAATTCCTTCCTTTCGCAGATCAGAGTACTGCCAATTTAATTCCCTATGCCGAATGGGTAAATGCCGCAAAGCGCTTAACCGGTTTCGTTTCGGGTATCGCGAAATCCAACGAAATGAATCGGGTCTTTGCGCAGGGCGCCCAGGCAGGTTATGCGATCGCAAAATTTATCGAGCGAACGTTAAACGAGGACGTTTATGTCGCAAACGGAGAGCGCTTGGCTGATCAGTTCTATCGCGCGATTGTCCAGATGTCCTATCGTGCCACGCCGATCGGCTGCATCCTGACGTTCCCAGTTCACGTAGAGATCGACGGATACGTGGCGACTAACAACGGCGGCAATTTGTCGCAAACTACCTACGATCAGCTTTACGCGGTTTACGGCACAAAATTTAATACCTCGAGCACATTGGCAACTCAGTTCGGAATTCCGGACATGGCACATCGCGTATTTGAAGCCGCAGCAACGCTTGAGGAGATCGGCTGCTATGTAGCAGCTGGGTTACCGAATAGCACATCGATTCATAATCTTTATTACTACAATGAAGGGCCGGAGATTCAAGGTGGAGCGGCAGTTGTGAGGCATAGTAATTACATTGCCTTTGACCCTTCCCTTACAACAACGAAAGCATCGTTTGGCGTTGTTAATTTTGACCTGTCTCGTTCTTCTTCGCTATATCAAAACGGTTTAAACGAGGTGCGAGTAAACGCATTGTTCGGCCTGAATTTAATTCGTGCGTTCTGATTTCCGAATATTCAAGGTCAGATCGGCTGGCTTTCAAGCTATGGCATAACGTCAAACGTTGAAAACTCCGCACTCTATTGGGGGAAGCCAAATGCTGGCACAACGAGAACTCAGCAGATTTCCGGAGAATCTAGCTTAGACGTTTACCTTGACGCTTCTAGGAATAATCCTCTTTTCGGAGCCTCGGAAACAGTTCAACCCGCTGGTCTGTATGGCCTTTGCTTAGTACGAGCGTATTAGCATCATGCTAAAGAGCGCATTAACGCGAACCTCAGACAGATCGTTCACGTAAAGTGAAGAACTTCTAGAAGCATCTATAGCAATTTCAACCGGATAATTCAAAGGATTGTTGCTCGTTGTCTCTGTTTTTGTGCCGTTCTCCATTGGGTAATACAAAGCACCCTGACCTACCGCCTGCACATTGTTAGAGGCTATATAATTCAAACGACCAAGAATATTCGGAAATCAGAACGCACGAATTAAATTCAGGCCGAACAATGCGTTTAC